AATGATCATAGAAGGGTTTCCTCGCGCCGACCTGCGCTCCTCTCAAGATGGGCTAGGATCGCTTCCATGCACGCGATCTCGTGAAGGGCTCGCGGCTCGCTCATGCGCTCCTGGTCTATCCAGCGCTGATAGACGCGTTTGCGCAAGGCTAGCTCACGCCGGGCGCAAGCGATCATGTCGTCATAGGAAATAAAGTCTATATTCACAGAAGCTTCTCCTGTTTGCTTGCCATAAGGATCGCATCGTAAAGACGCCGAGCGATTTCGCCTGCTTCGGCTATATCAACCAATGCTTCCAGATCATTCCGTGAATCCCTAAAGTGCAGATGCGCTTCGACCCGTTCGGCATAAAGCCTCAACCGCTGCGCTGCCAGCAAGATTTGACCTCGTTTCATTCTGTCTCCGGTTCCGAATAACCACTCAAAACGTCTTTCGCGGCTTGAGGTAACCGAGGCGAGCTACTTCAAGCATCCTTGCAAATATTCAAATCTATAAGGCGCTTAGTTTGAAACGTGCTTAAGACTTCCTCTTTGATTTCCCGATGTTCACGACAAGCTATTTCCAAAGCCTGCTGAGTCTCTTGGTTGGTTAGTCCTGTTAGGCAAATTAATTCTTCAATCTCGGCTTGCAGATATCGAAGCTGCCAAAGGCAAATGGCGAAATTTTTTAACTTAGCTTCCAACATGACCAAAGGCTCAGCGTCTGGCGCGATCACGCTGACTTTGGGTTTTCGTCGATAGCGTTTCTGTTGTCGTTCATTTTTACGGATGAGTTCAACTGCTTCATTTATTCCTAATCGTTCTTCATCGTGAATTCCGATCAGAAATTCCTGATTCCGAGCCAGTAACATATATTTCCAAACAGCAGTTGCACCAATTCTGGCAAAATTTTGCTCAATGAACTTCGCCCATTTGCTTGGTCTGCCTTTTGCCGGACGACCCCCAGCTTTAAAAATTTCGCTTTGCGCTTCAACGAACCATCGGCCGATCTCAATAGCGTCCTTCAAAATCCGTCGTGCTGCTCGTTTTATTCCAATGTGCTTTTCATTGATCTTATCAATTTCTCCCTGTGAAATTGATAAGCTTTCAATTTTATCTGTAAGCATTTTCATTTGTGAAATCTCGTGCGGACCTTGCGATTGACTGTAATACCCGGGAAAATAGCTGAATGAATTTGCACTCCGGCTGCTTGCTTTTCTTTTAAAGCCTTTTTGAACCATTGCTGATTTAAACGCATCTCGACCGCCTCCTCGGGATATCTTGCAGCCTCGACGCGGCTGTTGATTTCGAATTCAAAATATTCCTCTGTATCGATCCCTTGTAATGGTTTGGGCGAAATCTCTTTGGCTTCAAGTTCGAGTTGTTTAGCTTCATGCTGCGCAGCCCTTCGTCTCTGCGGATTATCCGCGTATTTTGCTTCTTGGCGCTTTTCAACCGCTTTTTCTTTTAATCTCTCTTCCTCAATTCTGGCTCCATCGATCTGCAAAGTTCGATAGTCCTCGATTCTGCGCCTCAGATCACCCTCTGCTTTCTCAATTTTATTAGCCTCTGTGGCAATCGGAATTGAAATCTGCGACAAAATATTTTTCCAAGGCTCCCTAGCGATTTTTTCCAGTCGTTTGCATTCTTTTTTAAACCATTCCAGTAATGCCCGAACAGTGATACATTTATTTAATTCCGGATCGCTGCGGATCGGCTTATCGAGTTGTTTTGCTTGTCGCAAGACCGACTCAATATCTTCTTGTGAATGCTGAGTAAAAAGAATATCGCGAAAGACTGGGAAATAAGGTGTTGTCGTAATCTCACCACCATTCCGATAAGCTAATTCTAATGGACTATGAGTAGGAGTCAGATTAATTTCAATATCAGCCATAATAGTTTAGTTGTTAATTTTAATAAGAGATCTCCAATGCTTCCGTCCTTGGCTCCCCCTTCACCCGTTTCAGGCACAGGTTGCCCGGGCGCACGGTAAGTAGTTCGCCTAGGATCTCGGCCAGCTTGGTGCCAGCCTCCTTAGCTTTGAGTTTCAAGGAACGCCCGAGCATCTTTTCGACCGCCGGAATCGAAAAATTCATTAGTCCATCAAGCCATTCCGGTTCGACAAATTCCTCCAGCCGGTTGCGAGCTGCCCGCCAGTCGGCCACTTCCCGCCGCTGCGGCCCAGGGACCATATTCCAACCTGGAACCTGATAGGTCGGGTCGCTCTCCATACGCTCGGCGTAATATTCTCGGATCGCCTCAATATGGCGTTCTAAAAGCGCGCATTCATCGAGCAGTCTCCCAGCTCGCTCGCCGTCCGGCAGTGCCGAGCATTGAGTCTTTGCCACCGGCAGCACCAGATCCTTTGTCGCTTGGCAGATCGCCGCTGCAGGGCAATATCTGCACGCCTCGATCGATGGACTGAATCCGGCATTGGGATTATTGATTGCCCGCAACGTAGCCATGATCTCGCGGTAAGCCTGCGAGAGCGCTTCCAGGTTGTAACGAGCTTCAGTAACCCCATAAGGCCCGCTAATGAGCTCTACAACGATCTCCTCAACGCTAGGTAAGGCAATACCGACCAGTACTGCCAACACCTTAAGTTGAGCATTTTGTTCAGCTGGATCCGGCTCGCGCCATCCGGTCTTGAAATCTTGGACTAACGCTAGGCGCTCAGTGAAATAAACCCGGTCAAACCGGCCGCTAAGCGCTTTCTTGCCATCGTAATCAAGCCACAAGCGCCCCTCAGTGGCGCACGGAATATCCTTGCGGCCAAAGATGCGCTCAACCTGTTCAAGGGCCCGTTCGCGCAGGAAGTTAGCGGTGATTTGTTCGGCCTCGTCCAGTTGGACCTTTTCACCAGCCAGCCATGCGTGAATTCGGTCACCCCTATCGGCTTCAGGCGAGCGCTTGTGCGCTTCCTGCCCGAGACGGCGTGCTTCCTGCTCGAGCTGAAAACTGCCAGCGCAGAGCTCATAGCGATGCCAGTTGGAGGCGCTGGGCAAATCTAATCGAGAATCATTTTCCATGGACGTGCGTTTCTGTGCAAGCTTGACAAACTCTGAATGGATGAAATGAGTCGATACAATCATGAATGGGACTATAATAAATCTCACCTTTTTCGATCCACCCGCTTCCGTGACAGACTTTAGTTTCGTACGGTGTGCAGCGATGACGTTTACGTGCCCGGTGTCTTGAATAAATAGTCATAAGTGCTGTGGGAGCCTAGAACGGAATGTCGTCGGGTTCGACGTCTTCTTTAATGCCTAGCACTTGGGCAATCTTGGCCTGGCTAGCCTCGATTTCGGCTTCCGTAAAGCTCTGCCTTTGGGGCGCGGCAGCAGCCTGCGGACCTACTTGCTTTGGCCGATGAAAGAAAGCCACCACATTGCGCTCTTTGCCCGCCAGCGCGCCTTGCTGCGCGATTTCAACTTTAATCCGGCATTTGCCGCGCGCGCCGACTAACTTTGCCCAGTCGGGTTCCTCGCCTACTTTCGGGAGCCGGTTAACAGCTGAAAGAAACGCAGCTATATCATCACGTTTCTTTTTCTCTTCGGGATCGGTACTGCACCACGGATTGGCAAATACCGGCACCATGTCAGGCAAAATGTTAAGTCGCAGCGGCAGCACCAGATTACCTGATTTCGGATTAGTGTAAGGTTCATCGGCCGTGGCGACCACAAAACTATAATCGCCTTCCGGCAACGCGCCGAAAACTCGTGTTGGAGGTTCACCTCCGTATCTGTAAGAGCTCATGATTGATAGAATTTCTCGACGCCCGCAGCTAAAGATTCCCATTCAAACGGAATCGGGCTTTCCAAGTTGAATCGGTTTTTGGCCTCAATACCTGTCGCCGGCTGTGTCCAGAGCTGGCGATCGCCTGAAATGATACCACGCCCCTTGCGCGCCTTGGGCGTTTCCTTAGCGACCGTAACGTCGAGGTTGGCAAACAAGATCAGGTCAACCATCTGACGGATAATATCCGCCGACTTGTCATGCACCTTGATCTTGTATTGATCATAGGCTGCTGAGAGCGTCGGATCGGTAATCGTTTTCAGGTGACTGTGCGCAAGGAGCAGGACATTAAAACGCTCGTTCATCTCGCTGAGCTTGTTTAAGAGCCCGGTCCAGATCTCGCGCGCCCGGACGTAGCCTTTGCCGTAGCCACCGCCGTAATCCTCAATTGAGGTTACCTTGCCTTCCTGGCAAACCCGCGCCCAGATCAGCACTTCGACAGCATCAAGAGTATCGAGCACGATAGTCTCATATTCGTGTTCCTCAGAATCCAGGACCAGCACCATGTCCCAAAGTTCCTTGAAGTTCTTTGGTGTCGGAAATTTGCTGGTTGATATCTGATCTAGGCCTCGCTCAGCCGGAATAAAGACCGGTTTGGGCGCGCCCGCAGCGAAGGTTGATTTGCCTATTCCCGGCGGTCCATAGAGCACCGCAAAGACTGGCCGGCGCCGTCGGCGAGTTGTGATCTGGGAGAGCAGGCTCGGCTTTTTAGGCTTAGCCGCCTCGGTCACCGCCGCGCGTTGCGCGAAAGGGTTGACCTCCTCTTGCGGCGGCAACTCGACGACTGTTGTGGTTTCGGAATCGCCGTTCA